CAATCTACTGGTACAACTATTACAGTTGGTATTGGTGATAGTATGTCTGAAGCTTCAAAGGCTTTGATTTACGGTAAATTAAACGATAAAGACCAAGTTGTTGAGTATGACCCACATATTGACGACTATATTGCTGGGCATGATGTTGATGAAGAAGAGCAGCCTGAGCCAGACCAAGATTCTATTGATGATGGTTTTACTGACCAAGAAGCTGTTGGTGACGAAGAATATGAAGATGAAAGTGCTGAAGCTCTAGTTGGAGAAGAAGGTGCTGAAGACGATAACCAAGAGTATCAAGAAGAAGTTCCTGAAATGGAAGAAACTGCTGTTGATGGTGAAGCTGCTATTGCTGAAACTGATGAGGCTATGCCTGACAGTGAGCTTGAAGCTGCTCCAGCAGAAGGTGAATTTGATGAAACATTAGCTGAAGAAGGTGAAATGTCTGAGGATGACTTAGATATTGCTCCTGAAGACAAGCTTAGCCAAGTTGTTGGACAAGATTTTGATGGCGATGGTGACCCTGATGCTATGCCTCCTTCTGAAGAGGATGTAATGCCTGAAGGTGAAGAAGGACTTGACGTTGCTCCTGAAGGTGGTGCTGGTGACCTAATGATAGACGATGAATCTGCTGTTGATATGGGTGAAGAAGTTCCAGAAGATGATAACCAAGCTGCTCTAACTGATATGATTCATGCTAATATGGAAGGTGACGATGTTTCACCTGCTGATGATGAAGCTGATGAGGAGGAACTGCGTCAAGATATCGTAACATCCCTACAAACATTTAAAGAAAACAAAGCTATGCTTGAACAAGCTAAGCAAGAAAACCCTAAACTATATGAAGCTACTATTCTAATGCTACGTTCTATGATTGAAATGGCTAAGAAATTAAGCATGGACCCTGAAGCTGACGTTGAAGGTGCTGAAGCTCAAGACGCTCTACCTGAAGCTGATATGGCTGACATGGAAGAAGACTTTGAAGGTGAAGAAGAACTTCAACCAGAAGATGAAGCTGTTGCTGAAGAAAAAGAATCTGACGATGCTGAAGAGCTTGAAGAAGTTGAAGATGAAGCCAATGAGAATGATAAGAAAAACCCTTTTGCTAAGACTGAAATGACTAAGCTATACTCTGATTTAATCAAGGGTGTAAAGATAGTTAAGAAGGCTGAGTCAAGATGGGACTATTGGAAAAGAAAAGAAAAAGAAAAAGCTAAGAAAAAAGCTAATCAAGGTAAACGTGTTAACGGTAAAAAACCTCTTGACCATGCTTTAGAAGAAGTTGAAAGAAAGATGAAGGTTAAGAAAGAGGTAACTAGCAAAAAAAAGCAGTAGGGAAGTCTCTTGAGAAAAAAGACCCTAAGAGTCTTCCAGATAAAGCCACAAAACATATACCTAAAAGAAGATTACCAGTAGGAGCCGTTAAAAACGGTAAAGTCAAAGTCAAAGATGGAGACACTGGTAAGGAATCTTGGCGTTCTGGTAGGTCAGGTATGGCTCGTGATTGGGATGGTGATGCAATCGCTACCAATTATAATAAGAGAGATATGAAACCTAGCAAAACACATACAGTACATCATGGTAGAAAACCTAAAAAGGACATTCACCATGCTGGAGAAAGTAGTAACAAGGAAGAATAAATGTCAGATTTGAAGTTTGAATTTGATATTAACGCTGTATCTCAGTCTTTTGGTCAAATCAAAAAGGCTGTTGATAAAGATTTAAAGAAAGCTGTTGGTAATTTAGCTGCTATGACACACGCTAAAACTGTTGAGTTGGCTAATAAAGAATTGAAGTCACTATCTAAGATGTATAAGGATGGGCTTTCTTTTCAACAATTAGAAGATAACCTTTGGGTTGTATCTTTAGATGAGAAGTTACTTTGGATTGAAGAAGGTCGTAAAGGCGGCTTCATGGAAGAACTTCTAAATGGTAAATCAGGTAAAACTGGTAAGGATGGTGATAAGTACGCTGTTATTCCATTTGAACATTCTAAAAACCCTTCTGAACAATCTTCTCAAGCTCGTGAACTAACTAACCAAATTAGAACTGAGCTTAAAAAAAGAGATATACCCTATAGAGGTAAGCTAGAATATCACCAAGATGGTAGTCCTAAGCTTGGTTTAATTCATAAGTTTGATATTGAATCTGCTAGATTAAAGGATAACCATAAAGACGGACCACTCAAAGGTGTTGCTATATACCAGAAGATGAATGAGAAAACTGGTAAGGTACAAAGAGATGTAATGACTTTTAGAGTAATATCTGAAAAACATCGTGAAGAAGGGAAATGGATACACCCTGGTCGTCAAGGTGACAAGCTTATGGATAAAGCTTTTGAATGGGCAATGAATGAATGGGAGCAGAAAATACTTCCAGAAGTACTTGGCAAGTATGAATAACGAATTGGCGATAAACGCAATGATATTTTTGCAGTTATTAGGATTTGTATTTGTATTTGAAGAAAAAGATAAAATGCTCAAAGATTGGAAAGATTGGAGAATAGATAAGAAAATTGGAAGGATATTTTTTCTATTTGTACCAGCCCTAACCATTATATCTTTGGCAATTAACCCTTTATAAGGATATAAGATGGCATTGTTTCAAGGTGATGTGGTAATTAAGACTGCCATTGAACTAGCAATTGACGATATAAAGAAGAATCCGTGGCTGATAGACGATATCTTCTCGGATTTTATTGATAATCCAATACTTAAACAAAAGTATGGACAAAAAGAAATCGAAAGAGCTAGAGAATTTATAATGAACAATAAGATTAACTTCTATATGAAGCATCGTATTGATAGTGAAGATTTTCCAGCCGTTACTATATCAATGGGTAACTCTGATGAGGACAAGGAACTAGCCACTTTAGGTGATAATAGTGTTTGTGTCGAGGACTTAGACCCTTCTGAGATTGGTAAACCAATTCAGTTTATAGTAAAACCATTTCAGGTAGTTAACTACAACCAAACTACTGGAATTGTTGAGGTTCCAGAAGGACTTGAAGGATTTCAATATGTTGGCGAGGGTATGGTAGCTATTGACCCTGAAACAGGTAATGGATATGTGATTAACGGTATTATTGACGATACTAAGTTTAAAATTGCTGAAGGCTCAGAGCTGGATGTTAATGAGCTGGCTATTATACCGCAATATCAACTATATAGAGCTAGAAGAGAGAGAATTACAAGTCAAGAGCAGTATAATATTGGATGTCACGCTCATGGTGACCCATCAACTCTATTGTTTTTGTTTTATTTGGTTAAATATGCCTTATTGAGATATAGAGAAGGGCTTTTTGAATACAATAATTTCCAATTAGGTACATTACACTGTACTGATATGATTAGAAATGAGGCTTTCCAAGCTGATAATGTGTACTCCCGATTCATTATATTGTCTGGACAATGCGAGGAAGATTGGGTTAAATCTCCTTTCAGAGTGTGGGAAGCTATTGAATTTATTGAGAAAGGTGAAGCTATGGATGATGTTGGTATCAAAATCTGTAGTAATGAAGACACTATCGAAGGTACTGAAGAGGCTGAAAATGACCTTTGGGTAACCATTGATACTGACGAGGAATAACAATCTTTAAGATATGAAGCACACTGACGAAGAAATTGAAATTATTGCGAAATCTATGTACAAAGCAGTCAAAAAGGCTCTAGGTACTGGTCTTTCTGATAGTTCAAAGACCAAGGCTAGGACTGAAAGTGGTAAAGATGCTGTAGATGACTTAATGGACCCTAATTTTATAGCTGAAGCTAAAGCTAAGGTTCCACCAAAAAGAACTGCTCAAATGAATAAGTCTTCAAAAGGTGTAAATACCAAAGAAAATAGAGAATTAAAGGAAGCTACATCACGCCATAATTCTAACCCCAGTAAAGAAACTGATAGGGCTAGACATGTTTTGAGAGATAAAAAATCGAACACATATTCAAATAAACGCATGGCTGAAGCAAAAGCGAAAGAAAAATCCAGAAGAAACGCAGAATGGAATAAAGAAAATAAGCCGAATTTACCAAAATCAGAAAAGGGTGTAAATAAGCTTAGGAAATTCATTAAAAATAAACGTAAATAACAATCTTTAAGATATTGAGACAATAAAGAGGAACAGAATTATGGCTGACAATAGTGAAAAAACTTATACTAAAGAAGAGATGGCAATTGCCGTTCTTAAGAAGTGTGAAGAACTTTATAAAAACAGTACGTTAGCTAAAGCTAATACCTCTCACGAGCTTGAAAACGGTGGGGAACCTAGTGCTGATGAAGCTGAATGCCCTGAGCAATTAGCTGAAGGTGATGTTGCTAGAGAATTTAGTAGCGAAAGCTCTAAAAAGAAAGGCAAGAAAGGCGAGGGTGAAGATTCTGAAGGTGAAGACTCTGAAGTTCCTGAACATGAAGAAGGAATGGATGAAGAAACCAAAGCTGCTCATGATGCTACTGAAGATGAGTCTGATTCAGAAGAAGTTGAAGCCGATAAGAAAGTAGACGCTCAAGAAAGTGATGAAGCCGATGCTGATAAGGTGGAAGACAAAGAAGAAGATAAAGAAGATAAAGATAAGAAAGAAGACAAGAAACCTTTTGAGAAGTCTGAAAGACCACTTAAGAAGTTTATGTCAAAAATGTGTAAAAAAAAAGCCTAAACAAACGGCTTGATGGAAACCCACACGGTAAAGATTATACTAGTGGAAGACCAGAACCAAGAGAAGAAATAAAGCCTAGACTTAAAGACACTCTTGATGCTGATAAGAAGAAAAAAGTCAAAACTAAGAAGATGGAAAAGTTCTTAGGACTTGGAGGGACTTCAACTTCAGCACAAAATCCTAACTCAAGTACGAGTCAAGGAACACCCCCACCACCACCAGCAGGGGAATCTATTGCAGATAAAATAAACTTTGGTGGAAAAAGTAAATAAGAGGATAGTATGACTAAAAGAAAAAGTGCTGCTAAGCCAGAAGATAAAAACAAAGAAAGAATAGCTGACGCAAAGAAGCGAAGAAAAGCTGCGTGGGACGCTAAACAAGCTGCTGAGAATACAGAAGAAAACAGCAGAGAAGAGTTTAGAAAGTTTTTTGTTAAAGTGAGAAGTAAGCTTAATCTTTCTCAAGATATGGAAGGCGTGATTTGGACACATTTCAAGTCGGCTGGATTTGACAAAAAAGATAAGTTTGAAGAAGGAATAAAACATTTCGGATATAAGTTATAAGAAGGTAAGGAGATAATACAATGTCACAAAGAATTAGTACATCATTCGTTAATACTAACCGTCCAGGTTCGTACTTTGACGTAAAGGTTAAGTCAACTCCAGTTGGTGTTGCGTCTAGTGGTAACATCATTATAATTGGTGAGGCTGCTGGTGGAGCCAAATTTGATGCTGAAGACCTAAAGGAGAATTATTTTACGCCAGACCAACTAGACAGAGTTACTAGTAAGTATATCTCTGGACCTATCGTTGATGCCTTTGCTGCTTTAGCCGCACCTAGCTCTGATGCTAACATTACTGGTTCTGCAAACAGAATCTACATCGTTAAAACTAACGGTGGTGCTCAAGCTCAAGCTACTGTTGCTGACGCTTACGGTACTCTTAAAGATAAGAACTTTGGGATTGATGGAAATAAGTATTTCTACCAAGTAACTGAGGTTGATGCAGAAGTTGGAGCCTCTAAAGAAGGTATCACTATTACTGCTGACGTTGGTGCTGGTGACCTTGATGCTGCTGAGTTCAAATTCAGAGGACAAGGTGGTGCTGAAACTACTATCACTCTTGGAACACCTGCTGACGTACCTGCTGTAATTGCAGAGATTGATGCTGCTTTACCTGCTGGGTTTAGCTGTGTTGCTGGTACTGCTTCTCTTTCACTTAAAATTGAGTCTGATGCTGATGCTGATGCTCACAAAAAGGGTTACTCAAAAGCTTTCGAGCTTGTTGACTCAACTCCAGGTGATTTAGCTGCCCTTGGTCTAACAGAAGGTCTTTCTAGTTCTTCTCAAGAGCCATCTATTCAAATTAACATTAAAAGAACTGACACCAACGTAAACGAAGCCTTCCAAGCTGAAGCTGAAGTTGCGATGGAAGTTGGATATGAAGGTACAACTGCTACCCTTACTATTGCAAGTGGTACTCTTACTACTGCGGTAACTGGTGGTTCTGGTGCTAACCTAAGTATCGACATGTCAGAATACAATACTGTGAAAGACTTAGCGGATTTCATCAATGCTCAAACTGGGTATAGTGCTTCTGCTGCTTCAGGTTCAACTCAAGCTCAAACTTCTTCTCTTGATGAAGTAACTGCTCTTGGTATCTGTTCTACTGGAACTGGACTTAAAGCTGGTAAAGTTAAGAACGGTCTTGATAGCTTCAAAAATGCTGTTGGACAATCCGTTGTCCTTGACTTTGCTGCTACTGGTGTAGCTGGTCTTCCTGATGAGATGGCTAACGTAGCCTACTTAGTAGGTGGTCTTAAAGGTGCAACACTAGCTGCTGACGTAGCTACTGCCATGATTACTATGGAAGGTGTTGATGCTAACTTTGTAGTACCTCTTTTCTCAAGAGATGCTTCTGAAGATATCACTGAAGGTCTGACAGATTCAGGTTCTACTTATACAATCTCTGCTATTAACGCATTGGTTAAGAACCACGTTTTAAAAATGTCTACTGCAAAAATTAAGAAACATAGAAGTGCAATTGTTAGTATCTGGGATACTTATGCGGATATCAAAGCTGAAGCTTCGGCAATGGCTAACGCAAGAATCTCTGTTGCTTTCCAAAAGACTAGCCAAGTTAACTCGGCTGGTGAGATTGTATCTTACTTACCTTGGCACACAGCTTGTGTTGCTGCTGGTATGCAAGCGGCTGGATTTTACAAAGCGATTGTTAACAAACAAGCTAACATCATCGGTTTTGAAGACCCTGCTGGATTTGACTCTGGAAGCCCAGGGGATATCGAAGCGGCTCTTGATGCTGGTCTACTTTTCGTTGAAAAGGGCGTTGTTGGAAGTAAATGGGTCTCTGACCAAACTTCTTATGGGGTTGATACCAACTTCGTTTACAACTCTATCCAAGCAATGTACGCTGTTGACCTTGTTTCACTAGACCTTTCTGCAAGTTTCCAAACTGCATTTGTTGGTCAGTCACTAGCTGACGTTGACTCTTCAACTGCATTGTCTTTCTTAGCTTCTAAGATGGACTCTTATAAGAAACAAAAATTAATCGCTGCTTCTGATGACGCTCCACTTGGTTACAAAAATGCCAAAGTAGAAATCAACGGACCTATCATGAGTATCAGTGTAGAAATTAAACCTGCTACTGCGATTTACTTCATCCCAATTTCGATTGAAGTATCTCAAGTAACAAATAGTGCGGCACAATAATCAATTAAGGAGAATATAATATGGCTAAAGCAAAAGTATTTACTGGAGCACGAGCGAAAGTTTATGTAGATAATGTACTAGTAGGTATCTTCGATAGCTGTACATACTCAGTTAACGTAGGTGCAGAACCTATTCACACTCTAGGTAAGTTTAGTCCTCAAGAGATTACACCAACTTCTTACGAAGCTGTAAGTGTAAACTGTTCTGGTTTTAGAATTATTGGTAATGGTGGACATGTTCTTCCAAAGATGCCAAAACTACAAGACCTTTTACAACTTGACACTGTAACACTAGCTATGGTTGATAGACAATCTGACGCAAGTGCTGAACCTGTAATGACCGTTCAAAACTGTATTCCTGTAAACTATAGTACTGGAGCTAACGCAAAAGCTACTTCAAGAATACAAATTACTTATCTTGGTACTCATGCTTCTGACGAGTCTGGTGCTCAGGACGAGGGTGACGCTGTTACATTACCGTAATAGGGGTTAACCGTGGACGATAAGATGGTTTATGAACTATTAAAAGAAGTGCGAGATGAGCAGCGTGAACAAGGCAAGTGCTTATCTCGTATGGAAGTCGATGTTAAACGTAACACTGACGATTTAATTCTTCATATGGAACAGACAAAAACAGTAAAGGACTTACATGCTCAAAACGAAAAGCGTATTGAGTATAATGAGAAGTTTCTGTATGGTGACAAAGAAAACAACAAAGATGACGATGGTATTGTCGGAAGGGTTGAAAAACTTGAAGAGCCAGACAAGGTTAAAGCTTACCTTAGAAAGAAGTATATGAAGTGGGCTGCTGTCGTAGGTACTACCATTGGTATAGTAGCTGGACTCGGTAAGATATTTGGCTGGTTCTAATTAGTGATAAATACAATTAACAATTAACAATTAACAAACGGAAGGAAGGAGGTGGAAACAACCTCCTTTTTTATTTTTATGACAGATAAAGTTTATAAAGGACAGAAACAGATTGTAGAAGGTTCGGCTATAGGTGATTTTCACGTTATACCGAAATTTTCTTACAATTCGTTACAATTGATTGAGTACATTGGTGAAGCTAAAGTAGGTCTTCCAGACACAGCTAACGCCCACTATATACAAAAGTTTATCTATGATGCTGTTGGTAACTTAAAAAGAGTTATGATTGCTGTAAATCTAGCTACTGCTGGATGTACGGAAGTAAGTGTAATACCAATTAACTCTCATAATGTTAGGTTGATTGCTCATAATGGTGACTTTACTGATGCTGAACACCCCAAAGAAGGTGGTGGTAAACTGAAGGCTGATAAAGACCTGACTCTAATTAGATTAAATACTGGTACTCAGCAAATTGAAGGTAGAGTAATTGAAATTAACGATGAAGCTACTGAAGTTGTTATCAGAAGAAATGTAGATACACCAACAATTACTACTGAAAACAATACTATTATAGAAGAAAACAAATTAATATTAACACTTAACTCAACCAATAAACCTTATGAGAAGAGAAGGTGGGTTAACAGAAAAAGATATATTTACAAAACCCAAGAGGCGTAATGCCTAGACCCCATTGTGGGTGTACCGAAATGGTGAGATTGATAAAATGGGATTTTTACGGAACTTTATTAAGAAGCTCCTTATTCTGGATGTTATATTCGGAGTCAGGACCAAGAAACTTGCAGGTGTTAATGATAAACTTAACACATCTTCGCATGATATAGTTGTAGATAGTGCCGATAATTCTATAGATTTCACCAACAATGATATACCAGAATACCTAGAAGAAGAAAGGTTTTTTAGGATTGAAGGTGGCGGTCCCAATGATGGTGACCTATTTAAAATAAAACAAATAGTTGGAAATAAAGTATTTGTTTATGAGAATGTCCAAGACGAAACTGCTAACAGGACAATTGACGCTAGGCTTTGGAAAGTACATGGTGATAATTCCATAAGCAGAGAAGCTCCAAATGGCAGTACTATGTTTAACATAGACAACTTTGGAAATACAGGAAATGACGGTGACGGTTCACAGATTTCTGTAGCTTATACAAGTCACTATCATACAGACTACGAAAAGCGTAAAAAGCATGGGGTAGAGCCTGATGGAAATAAGGATAATGACAATCTTATATATATACTCCCTAATGGAGAAAAGTTTGTCGATGGTACTTTAGAGGTTTATTTAAGCCACTTACATTTGGATAATGACCAATTTGTACCAAACGGAACTAATACTGGTTTTACAATCGTATTAGACCCCGATGATAGATGGAAATTAAACTGCCCACCACAACAAGGTGAATCATTAACAATAAACTACTTACAGGATGTAGAATAATTACAGGAGAATACAATGGGACAAACCTATTTAAAACGAACACTATTTAGACCAAGAGTAAATGTACTCAACACTAAGAACGATGACAAACAAGATGTCGATTTCACTGGATATTTTGAGATAAACGATGTTGTTGATGTTATTGATGTTGATGCTGCTGGTAATATTATAAGTGTGATTGCTAATAATGTTAAGGTTCTAGCTATTGATGACAGTCAAGGATTCTTAGTTCTCGATACTGTAGTTGATACTACTACTGCTACTGTTAATCCAATGATTCGTGTTCAAGAGATTGATGACGGTCAAGAAGCTATTGATAGATTGTATCGTAGACGTTTTAGAGGTGTTGTTGGTTTTACTCTTGTTCAAGATATTCTAGCTCAGGCTCTTAACTCACCCATTGCAGGTCAGACTACTTTTGATGTAGACGATGCTTCTTTTTGGAGGGCTGGAGATAAGACAGACATCCTAGCTGATGAAGGTATCATTGGTTCTGACGTAGATATTGTATCAGTTAACCCAAATGCTGATGCTACAAACAACAAGGCTACTATAGTAGTTTCTGGTATATATGACACATCCTCATTTACAAACCCATTTCTAATAAATAAAACTATTACAGTACAAGATGCTGTTAAGAGAAACCAAGAAAGAATTGATGGTATTGACCAGCCAATTGAAAATATCGACTTAGGTGTTGGTAACGGTCTTGATACAGCATGGGAAACTCCTCAGCTATTTGTTGAATCTTCAAGTAAATTGTTTGTTGATGGACGTAGAGCTAAGAAAGGTGTTGCTGGAACTAGAGCTACACACGTTCAAGGTGCTGGCTCAGGTGAGTTAACATTTACCTCTCAACTTTTAGGTTTATTAGGTAATGAAGTTGAAATAGTTGTTCAAGCTGGTGCTGGATATACTGTATCTGTAGCTAAATCATACAAAGAAAACTCTAGTATTATAATTCCAGGGCAGACTGCCTACGTTGTAACCGTTAATGATAACGGTGGAGCTGCTACTGCTCAAGGTATTGCTGACGCTATTAATGCCGATGCTGAAGCCAAGAGAATCATGTTGGTTCAATATGGTGGTGACGGTACTGGAGCTGTTAGTACTTTTTCAAATAGCTTAGCTGGCGGTCTTGATGACGGTACTGGTGACTATGCTGAATTAGAGCAAATCTTTGAAAATACTATTGTTGGAACTGGTTTTAAATGGGTAAGTTTACATATGAGACCTGATGAAAGAAATAGATATAGTGAGCCAATGGCTGATGATGAAGAACTGTGTATTGACTTAAGAAAGGCTACTGAAAACGTAGACAGATAAGAAGGACTGAATGGGTAACACTAACGCCAAACGTGTTTCTATTGATAATAGAGATGTTAAGGACAATGACTATAAAGGTAACGACCTCCAAGAAGCAATGGAGGAAATTGACTTTCGTAGAGAGACCAAAGAACCTACTGGTTTTTTAGATATTGATGAAGTTCACATCCATTACAATAGCTCAACCAATAAAATTTCAATCGCTCCCAATAGTGGAGAGTTTACTTATTTTGTAGCTGGTGAAGAGTTTACTACCAGTAATACATTGGAAATGGTAGTTCCTACTACCGAAGGTTTTCATGTTTTCTATTTAGAAAAAAACGACATAATCACTACTACATACAACTCCTCAGAACCGTACAACTCTTCTAAAATAAGATTCGCAGCACTATATTACAGTACCATAGAGGGTAGAGTTAATATATGGTTCGATGTTGCTTCAATGTTATCTATGCCTTGGGGTACTATCCAAAGACTTGCACAAGTTGAGGGTGCTGAATACAACAGACAAGATTTTATCTTTAAGAATTTTGTTGATAATGGCGATGGTAGCGACAATGCCCACGCTCAATTTGGTTTAAATGAAGGTACTGTATACCATAAAGATACGTTCCATGAGGTAGTTCATTCTGCAACGCCCACTGAACATTTTGAGCAAGATATTGATGTTGATGCTAAAATACCAATTTACTACAAAGTAGGTGTTGGTCTTTGGCGTAAGAAAGA